ACCGGATGGCCGCCCGCCGCGCCCCCCCTGGGCCCACATATTAAAGCCGTCCAATCACAAAGCGTCCTGGAAGTCTAATTGTTTAAAATAAGCCTATAAATACATTGGAGTCCGTCTATACCCCACCAACTTTAATTTAAAATGGTTAAGAGGGACGCCCCATGGCGTTTAATGGCGGGGACCACTAAAGTTAGTCGCAACGCCAATTTCTCGCCACGTGGAGGTATGGGCCCTAAGGCCGCTGCTTGGGTTAACAGGCCCATGTACAGGAAGCCCAGAATTTATCGCACTTTGAGAGGGCCTGATGTTCCTAAAGGTTGTGAAGGCCCATGTAAGGTACAGTCTTTCGAGCAGCGTCATGATATTTCTCATGTTGGTAAGGTAATCTGTATATCCGATGTAACTCGTGGTAACGGTATTACCCACCGTGTTGGCAAGCGTTTTTGTGTGAAGTCTGTGTATATTCTAGGTAAAATATGGATGGATGAGAACATAAAGCTGAAGAACCACACGAACAGCGTCATGTTTTGGTTGATTCGTGACAGGAGACCCTATGGTACCCCTATGGATTTTGGTCAGGTGTTTAACATGTATGACAATGAGCCGAGTACTGCTACCGTCAAGAACGATCTTCGCGATCGATTTCAAGTCATGCATAGGTTCTATGCCAAAGTAACTGGTGGTCAGTATGCCAGTAACGAGCAGGCATTGGTTCGGCGATTTTGGAAGGTTAACAACTACGTCGTGTATAACCATCAGGAAGCAGGAAAATACGAGAATCACACGGAGAATGCTCTGTTATTGTATATGGCATCTACTCATGCTTCTAATCCTGTGTATGCTACCTTGAAAATTCGTAGTTATTTTTATGACTCCATTTCGAATTAATAAAGATTAAATTTTATTGAATGTCTTTCGAGCACACAATTTACATATGGTTTATCCGTTGCGAAACGAACAGCTCTAATGACATTGTTAAGCGAAACAACACCTAATTGATCTAAATACATTAAAACTAAATCTTTAAATCTATTTAAATATGTCGTCCCAGAAGCTTGAACTGATGTCGTCCAGATTTGGAAGTTCAGGTATGCTTTGTGTAGACTCAACGCCTTCCTCAGGTTGTAGTTGAACCGTATTTGGATGGTGTATATTCTGGTTGTGGTGTATATTGGCTCCTCCACTTGGATTATCTTGAAATAGAGGGGATTTGGAACCTCCCAGATAAAAACGCCATTCATTGCTTGATGAGCAGTGATGGGTTCCCCTGTGCGTGAATCCATGGTTTCTGCAGTTGATGTGTACGTAAATTGAACAGCCACAGTCCAGGTCTAACCTTCTCCGTCTAATGACAGATTTGGATCTCTTCGCTCTCCTGTGCTGTGCTTTGATAGAGGGGGGAGTTGAGGAAGATGAATTTTGCATTGTGGATCGTCCACGCTCTGAGAGATGCGTTTTCATCTTTATCGAGGAAGTCTTTATAGCTAGCCCCCTCTCCTGGATTGCACAGCACGATTGAGGGTATTCCTCCTTTAGTTTGAACTGGCTTCCCGTATTTACAGTTGGACTGCCAGTCCTTTTGGGCCCCTATCAATTCTTTCCAATGCTTTAATTTCAAATAATTAGGGCTTATGTCATCAATGACGTTATATTCGACGTCATTCGAATAGACTCTGCCATTAAAGTCAAGATGTCCACTAAGATAATTATGTTTACCTAATGAACGGGCCCACATTGTTTTTCCAGTTCGACTATCTCCTTCGATGATGATACTTATCGGTCTATCTGCCCGCGCAGCGGCACCCCTCCCAAAGTAGTTGTCTGCCCATTCTTGCATCTCATCTGGAACGTTCGTGAAGGAGGAGAGTTGAAACGGAGGAACCCATGGTTCTGGAGACTTCTGAAATATTCTTGTTGCGTTCGCAACGAGATTGTGATGTTGAAGAAAGAAGTGTTGTGGTTGTTCCTCCTTTATTATTTGCAGTGCTTCCTCTGCAGAAGCTGCGTTTAACGCCTTTGCGTATGTATCGTTAGAAGACTGCTGACCTCCTCTAGCAGATCTTCCGTCGATCTGGAATTGTCCCCATTCAATTGTATCTCCGTCCTTGTCGATGTAGGACTTGACATCGGAGCTGGATTTAGCTCCCTGAATGTTCGGATGGAAATGTGCTGACCTGGTTGGGGATACCAAATCGAAGAATCTGTTATTCGTGCAGTTGTATTTTCCTTCGAACTGGATAAGCACATGAAGATGAGGTTCCCCATTATCGTGAAGCTCTCTACAGATCTTGATGAATTTTTTGTTTACAGGGGTGTGCAGAGCTTTGATTTGGGACAGTGCTTCTTCTTTGGCTAATGAACATATAGGGTATGTGAGGAAATAGTTTTTGGCTTTTATTGAGAATGAACCCTTCCGTGGCATTTTTGTAATAAGGGATGTTCCCCCAATTGCTCCGCTCTCAAAACTCTATATGAATCGGGGGAACTGGGGGTACATTTATACTAGAACTCTCATTAAAGGGATTTGCAACACGTGGCGGCCATCCGCTATAATATT